ATGAAAAGCCCCCAAAATTAATCGGGGGCTTTATTTGCAAGTCTTCTATCTAATTAAATTAGGAAGCGACTTTAACGTTCTTTACTACGACCCAAGCATCAGCTTGTTCGATCTGGACGCCAACACGAGTATACATTGTGTACTCGATAGAGTCCTTACGTGGCCAGAAGAATCGGTAAACAGATACATCACGCTTGATACCAATAACAACGTTATTTGGGAATGTCAAGTGGATATCTCCATGGTTTCCGGTTTCTCCTGAGTAATCGCCATCTTGTGCCTCATTAAGAAGAGGAACTTCAACGATTGGAATACCGAATGCGTATGGAGCTACGTATCCTGCTGGACCTGAAACTGGCTGCACATCGCCACGGATAACGCTAGAAGCGATATCTTGTGGGTTTGTGAAGTTTGAGGAAATGCTGTTATTATACAGGAAGTCCTGAATCAAGTTTGAACCAACGAGGAAGCGTAGGTCTGCACGGCGTTGCTTGTACTTACGTGGAAGTGCCTTGAGTGCGCTGTTAAATACTGAACGTGAAACAGCTGCTCCACCTGCGTCTACAACGTGAGCGTTTGCTTTTGCCTTAACTACAACACCATCGAAAGCCTTGTAGAGATTATCTGAAGTAAGAGCAGTATTTCCATTGAGGATAACATCTTCAATGTCATTTCCTGCCTGTGTTGCCATCATTCTGGCGATATGATCTTCGAGATCTGGACCTTCAATATTATCTTCTAGAGATTCTGTTGAAAGCTCCCAATCCAAACGAAGCTTCTTTGTTGTAAGAGAGATCTTGGAGAAGGTTACTGCGCTATTTGCACCTGTATCTTCTGCTTCTGAAGCAAGCTTCATAAGCTTCTCACCAACTGACATACGATCAATTTCTGTCGTGTCAGCTCTCATGCGAACTGTACGTGCGACTTTACCGATAACGGTTGCATCGAACATATAGTCAAGGAATCGTGCTGACTGTTCTGGGTTTAGGAGACCGCCATGTGATGTTGAACCAACATGTACGCCAGTTCCTGAAAGGGAACCAGAGAAATCACCGGTGTCTGTTGTACCAGTAGCCATTGCTTTTGCTAACAATTCATTGCTCATTTTTTTATTTTCACCTACCTTTGTTTAGTTGAATAATTCATTAACGGAACCGAGGAAAGAACCGTTCCATTTTGATTTTTTGATTGTAACTTCCTGAGACCCGCCAAGGTCTGAGGACTTCTTAAATGCAGTATCTCCTTCAACAGCATCTACACGCTTTTCAACGGTATTGATGGTATTGCGGATTTCTGCTACAGCTGCACTGAGTGCGCTGTGTTGTTCTGCCAACTCTGTAATTCGGCCGTCAACGCTCTTGCTAAATGTTTCAACAGTCTCTTTGATTGCTGTAACTTGAGCAGAGTTTGCTTCTGTAGCCTTGCTAAGAGTGTCTGAGAAAAAGCCTTTTAGATCGCCAAGCATCTTTGCAAAATCAGGTTCATCAACCATAACTTCTGATACGTCGGCTGCTTTTTCCAGAGTTTCGGCAGAAGCATCTGCTGCTACTGCTTCTGCAGGAGCTTCTTCAACAGCTGGTGCATCTTCTGCAACAACTGGAGCTTCTACGGCAGCCTCTTCGACTGCTACGTTTTCTGTGTTTTCTGACACTTCATTACCTCCTTCTGCGTTTGCCTGTTTTGCAATTGTTGTATCAGGCAACGTCAATCTTGAATTCTTAAACGAATCAAGAATCTTATCAATCTCTTTTGATTTGTTAACATCTGAACTTTCTACCCAACCGATAAGTGTTGCTTCCTTACCTGAAATTGGTGATTCATATGTTTTCTCTGCAGAGATAAATACAGAGTTACTATCTTCACAATAAAAAATATTTTCAGTTTGTATTTCTGCAGCTATTCCTTTAAATACAAATTCGCCATTTACTTTTTCTATTGAAAGAACATTGCAAAGTTGATTAGCTGGAGAATCTACTAAAGACAACTCTACTAAATCATAATCCTTAATAAATCTTACAGATTCAC